TCCAAGGTGATGACCGTCACCGTTCGACCCCTTAGCCAACGGCGCAGCACCTTCTCAAAGTCGTCAAAGACCGCGTTGACCTCGCTACTGCGATACAATGCGCCGCGCTCGACGTAGACCTTCGCATCTGCAGGCAGCAGATCCTTGTGGAAGTCGAGGTCGAGATCGTGCGGCTCGCCGTCCACTTCGGCGTAGAGATCGTCGTACCACCTACCCTCGGTCCAGATTGTAGGATCGACCATGAAGGCGTTCATTTCAGCGCCGGTCAGCTTCAAGCTCATGCCTCACCCCCGTCGCCAGCGGGTTTGAGGGCCTCCGGTTTCGCGGGCATCGGTTGCCAGTGGGTTACGCTGTCTTGGTTGACCGGAATGCATTGATCACCCGGAGCGCGCCAACCTTCCCGCGGCGACACCCACCCCTTGGGACGTTGATCGTAATCGTCGTCCTCATCCCAATAGGTTTCGCAGACGCCTCGGCTTGTCCAGTAGGCGAGCATGGTATGCATGTGGTCATGCTTCCACGTCGAGCATGTATCGATCGGTTGCCAGTTACCCACCGCCTGTTCCAGCAAGTCCCCGCCGGGGGTGGTGGCGAGGACATGGCGGACCGTGCGCCACTGGCTTGCGAACAGCCAAATCCCTTCGGTGTTGCCGTGCTTCTTCGCGCGTTCGATGGCTTGGTCGATCCACCGGACGATCTTCCTGATTTCAGCCGCAACCTCCCCGCCGCCCGTCGCCCCGTCCGTCGCATCGGTGGGGGTGGCTAGGGCTGCGTCGATCCGGTTCAACAGATCGCGGCCATCGCTGTGCTCGTGCGCCTCAAGCGCATCATTCACGTACCAACGGGCTTCCCTCAGCAACCCCGCCCCGGTGTCGCTCGCGACCTTGGGGGCTGCGGCGGGGTGGCGGTAGAGCGGAAAAGCCTCTGATGAGACGCCGCGCAAGGTCTGCACCGTTGGCAGATACGGCAAGGCGTGCTTGCCGCCACCATCATCTAACCAGCCGTAGGCCCACGGCAGCAACCCCGCATCTTCGTTCTCGGCTCTTGTCCCCGCCGGAACCGCGGCATCGCTCGCGGGCGGGGTGGCTTCCTGATGCTTTTCGGCCTTCACCATGGCTTCGAGCAGCGTATCGCCACGAAGCACGGCGGCAACGAACTCGCCTACCGCACCAACCTTCGACGGGTCACGAAGCAGGTTGACGCGCACTGAAGCAAGCGCCGCTTCCAACGTCTCGATCCGCGCCCGCGCATCGGGCAGCACAGCGGGAGTGGGGGAAGAGGTCATGCTGCGATCCTTTCGTTGAGGCGCAGATCAGCTTCGGCAAGGTCTTGAGTTTCCCCAAAACCCGCGATGCTCTCCTGCAAATTGATGAAGTCCGGCATGAACGCGCACCACATGTTGCCGTCACGGACGAAGCGGATTGCGTCCGCGGGTGGCCCACCGTGGGATGCGCAGCACAGGCTTGGCGCACGGGGCGGGGTCAGGTGCGATAGGTGCGGCGGATAGTAGCCGTTACGATCGCGCTGCGCCCACACCGGGTTGGCATATCGACCCGACTGGCCACGCGACGGCTCACGCTCCGAATACTGCTCACCCCATGCGGGCTGATCGCAGAAACCGGCGGGACCATACGCGTCGAACTGCGGCACGCTGCACTTGCCCTCAACGCCGCATTTGGCGCGGTGGTGCTCGTTCATCCGGCTCACTTCCCGCCCTCCTGCGTCGAAGGATGGGCGGGGGCAGGAGGTGCGGGTAGCGGCATCCAATGCGAGTAGTCGTCCACTCGCGACCAGCCTGCTTCGCACTCGCTAGCTACCTCGCCAGTCTCATCGTCGGCCCAGATGACATGCGTTTCCCACCACTTCTGCCCGCTGAGATTATGCACAACCAGCGTGGCAATGAACGGCGTGCCATCACGCGGCGCGGTCGCGATACCCTGCCAGCCCCCCCCCGCCATCGGTGCGGGGCTACGAGTGGCGGCACGAATGGCTCGGGTCAAAACATCCGTTGCTTCGGCCACGGTCATCAGGTTTGTGCCGTAGCGCCCAGCCCCCTGCTTCGTCGTGCACAGGTCGGCGCAAACGCTATCCGGCAAGCTAGTCGCGCAGAAATGCTCGGCTAGCTCCGCTGCGACTAGTGCGATCGTGCGAGCATCAATAGCTGCGGCGAAATCCCGATCCCACTGCGAAGGCCTATGGTCGCTGCTCATAAGCCATTCTTGGACGAACGCGACCGTATCAGTCTCCGCAACCGGGCGGGGATCGGAGTGGGCGATGCGGTGGCGGGCAAAGGCTTGGACTAGCTTCAACATGTCCCATTTTCCCGCCCTGATTTCGTCGCATCGCGCGCCTTGAAAATAGTCGGCCCAAGGGAACAGATTGCCATACAGCGCGGCGGCTTCGTCCCGATCCGCCTGGATCACCGCCACCACCTCGTTGCTTGCGGCGGTCATCATAGCGACGCAATCCCAAAAGCGACAGCGGCGACGATCACCAAAAGGCCAATAACTTCGCCCCAGCTAAGCGGCAAACGTGCCTCTTCGCCATGGTTCTCAAGCGGAATAAAATTATCGTCCATGCTTACCTCCTGTGTGCACGCTGTAGCGCACCTTCTTTGCATTCGCACGTCTAGCAATGCGCCTAGCTCTCGTCAACAACTTATTTGCCTTCATCTCGCGAGCGTATGATGCAGCTTCCGCCTTGGTCTTCGGACGGTAAAAAATGTGATCGTACATGACGCCAACCACGGTCATATCGTTGCGCCAGTAGGCCTTTATAGCCACCGTATGATAGTAGGTCGCGGACCCGATGTTATTCGCATCCTGACCGCTATAGACACGCTTGGCTAGCGCCTTAATCTCATTCCACTGGCGACGCTGCGGGCTATCGACGGGCAAGCGCATCATGGCGATAAAGGCAGCCCGGTTGGGATCGCCCGCATTCCAGCATGAAAATTGCTTACGTTTCCACGTCACGCCGCGCAGACCATGGCCATAGCGCTTCTTGTCTGCTCGGATACGGTTCATGATGACGTGGCCAACGGCGCGCTGCCCGTTAAGTGGCTGATTGCGCGCCTCGCCCCAGATGGTGGCGGCTAGCGGGAAGCGTAGTTGTTCACGCGAGACCGGTCCACGCACACGGCAATGGCACGGCTTGGCATCGGGTACGTTGATGGTGATTTTGTAAGTTGATGCGGCAAGCATCATGGCGGTTAGCATTTTTGTTCTCCGGTTGTATTATCGGAGGGCTTAGGGCATAATAGTTACCAAGCTGTCAACGGAAAACCATCATGAAGCTGATTGTCACCAAGGATCACGATTATCGTTTCCCCAGCGGTTCGCTCGTTGCATTGAAGGCGCATCCCGATCCGATCACCACCAAGCGCGAAATTGCGGAGAATGCGGTGGCGCTGGGTTTTGGCGAGGCGGTTGATGAGCCGAAGGCTGAAGCCACCAAGTGAGTAGAGACCCAACCCGTTATGTCCGCTTCGCCGTAATCGACGCCCTAAAGTCGCTCGCCATCGAAGGCATGGATGACCGTTGGTATCCGCAGCAAATTCCGCCGAACCAGCCGTTTCCTTACGGCTTCGTTGGCGTGCCGATCATGACGCTTGAGCAAATCCAGTGCATGAACGCGTCTACGATCAGGTTTGCCATCCATGCGTATACCGTGGAGGAGACTCCAGCCAACAAAATCAGCGAGCGATTAGTTGAGTTAGACGGCGCCTGCCTAGACCTCGAAACGGTCGGATGTCCCTACCCCGCCACGCTAGACCTGACGTTTGTGAACTCAACTCCCGTCCGGGATAATTCCGAAAATACGATTTTTCATTTAATTGTGAATATGCTGGCGGAGGTGACGGCTTGACACGTCTTTACGTTTCATGCTTTCCGCGCTATAAGAAACCATTCAAGTTCACCCGTCGTGAGGCGGCACGTTCCCGTAGAAGGAAATTCTAGTGGCTGATCTCTTTCCGGCTCGACTCAAAGGCGGGCGCATTTCGGTCCTTATCGGTGACGGCGCTAATCCCGAAGTCTTCACCAAGTTGTGCGGTGCCACGTCTCGCGCCTTCACCATTCAGAAGAACACAACCGACGACAACCTCGACAATTGCGGCGATCCCGAAGCTATCCCGGCGCGCGTGTTGCAGGTAACGGGTCAGCAGTGGGATATGGCCCTCAACATCATCTACAATCGCACGCAGGCGGCTCGCCTTCGCGCTCTTGCCACCACCAATAACAGCAGCAACTTCCGTTTCGAGTTTACTGAGGCAGGCAGCGCAACCACTCCGCTTCAAAATGGCGGCGGCAAGATTGACGCTGGCTATTGGCAGGGTGCGGGTCAGGTCACGAACTTCCAGGTGACGGGCGGCGGCAACGCAGAGTATGCCACGGGCACGCTTGCGATTGCATCGGATGGTCCGTTCAGCTTCGTCTCGGTGCCGACTGCCTAATGGCAAACTACATCTGGCTTGAGTTTGCCAACGGCGTAT